CCGCAATATTGAAGAGTGGCGCGCCGACATTATCGTTCAGCAATTCTTAGAGCCCGTTTTCCGGTGGTGGCTAAACGGTATGGAACTCATTGGCGAGGACGTTACGCGGGCGCGCGCGGTTTGGACGCCGCCCCGGCGCGAAATGGTTAACCCCTCGCAGGAAATCACGGCAATGAAAGACGCCGTTCGCAGCGGTTTCATGAGCTTGAGCGAGGCAATCCGCAACAACGGGTTCGACCCTGAGACGCATTTCGCCGAGCTTCAATCGGATGCGGTGTTGCTCGACAAGCTCAAGCTAACGCTTGATTCCGACCCGAGACGAGACGCCCCGCCCCCCGTCCAAGGGCAACCCGGAAACGATTCCACTAATCCCGGTTGACGCGTCGGCGTTCATCGGTCAACAATTGGAGCATGGCAAAAAAATTAGAGCGAGCCGCCGACGGTTCGTTTTCTATCCCGGTGATTCAACGCCAAGCCGAAATCAAATCGTTTGACGCTGAAAAGAAGAGCGCCGAAATGGTTTTTTCGACCGGCTCGCGTGTGATGCGTTTCGATTGGGATTTGGGGCCGTTCATCGAAGAGCTTTCCATGCAGGCCGAGCACGTGAACCTTTCACGCGTTGCCGCCGGTAGCGTTCCGTTTATGAAAGACCACGCGCGCGGCGTTGACGACGTGCTCGGTCGAGTGACGCAGGCGACGGTTGACGGCAAGCAAGGCGTGGCAACGGTGCTTTTCAGTTCGCGCGCCGAGGTGCAGCCCACTATTAAGGATATTCAGGACGGGATTTTGCCGAGCGTGAGCGTCGGCTACCGGGTTAACGTGTTCCAAAAAGCAGGCGAGGAAAAGGGCGTGCCGATTTTGCGCGCCATTGATTGGGAGTTGTTCGAGGTTTCCTCGGTTGCAATCCCCGCCGACGCCAACGCACAATTTCGAGGCGAAACACAAAACGCCGAGGACGAGCCCAAGCTTTTCCGGTGCCAGGTGCTCGGGATTGAGACGCGCACCGAAACGGTTTCCGAAAATAATTCAGTTGAAGAGAGTAACGACGTAACCCAAACTAGCAAAATTGGAGCTAAACAAATGAATGAAGCAGAGTTGAAACTTGCCGAGGAAAAGCGCGTAGCCGACGCGAAAATTGAAGGTGCCAAGGCCGAGCGCCAGCGCCAAGACGAAATTCGCAAGGCCGTGCGTGCAGCTAGCCTTGACGAGTCTTTCGGCGAAACGCTCATTAAAGAGGGCGTTGAAATTGACGCCGCTCGCAGCCGCGTGATTGACGAGTTGGCCCGCGCCGACCGCGCCAAGCCGACCGCCTCGGCCCGCGTTGAAGCAGGCGAGTTGGACGAAACCAAAACCCGCCGCGATGGGATTTCCGAGGCAATCTTGGCTCGCGCCCTCCCTGGCACGTACAAGGTCACCGACCGCGCCCGCGAATATCACGCGATGAGCTTGGTTGAAATGGCCAAGGAATCGCTCGTTCGTTCCGGCGTCAAGGTTTCCGGCATGAGCCGCCTTGAACTTGCTGGCCGCGCGATGCACTCAACCAGCGATTTCCCTGAAATCCTGGCCGGTGTCGTGAACAAGTCGCTCCGCGACGCGTTCCTCGCAGCCCCTCAGACTTTCGCCCCTTTCGTTCGCCGCGTGCAAAACGCTGATTTCAAGCAAATCAGCCGCGTGCAGCTTGGCATGGGGTCCGAGCTTGAAGAACTGCCCGAGGGCGGCGAAATCAGCCACGGCACGTATGGCGAGGCCGCTGAAAAGTATTCGATCAAGGAATACGCTAAGGCGATCAGCATTTCCCGCAAGACCTTGGTCAACGACGACCTCGACGCCTTGGCCCGCATCCCTGCGGCCATGGGTGCCAAGGCTCGCTCGCTTGAGTCGAAGCTTGTTTGGGGCGTGATCACCACCAACGCCGCGATGGCCGACGGTGTCGCTTTGTTCCACGCTAACCACGGCAACCTTTCCGGGTCCGCTGGCGCTCCAAGCGTAACCACTCTCGGTGACGCTCGCGCCGCGATGCGCTTGCAGAAAGACATGGACGGCGAGCCGCTCATTCTTCAAGCGCAATGGCTCATTGTTCCGGTTGCCCTTGAAACGGTCGCCGAACAGTTGGTTGCTCAGATTCAGCCGCAGCAATCCAGCAACGTAAACCCTTTCGCATCCGGCGGACGGACCCCCATGGGAATCATTGTCGAGCCCCGGCTCGATGCGGTTTCCACCTCGGTTTGGTACGCGGCTGCAAGCTTGCAGCAAGTCGACATGCTTGAGTTGGCCACGATTTCCGGCTCGGGCGAGCCTGAAGTTTTGGTTGAACAGATGTTTGACTCGACCGGCATGAAGATGCGGGTTGTTCACTCGGTCGGCGTTAAGGCGATCGACTGGCGCGGGCTTTACAAGAACGCTTAATAAAATCAGACCAAGGGGGTCGCTCGAAAGGGCGGCCCTTGCGGCCTAAAAACTTTTGGAGAAAAGACGATGAAGGTTTATCAAAAAGAAGGCGAAGTCATCAACGTCGCCGCCCCGTATGCGGTTTCGGCTGGCGAGCCTTTCGCCGTCGGTTCGCTTTTTGTGGTGGCAATCACCGACCTCGCCAGCGGCGAGGTGGGCGCGTGCTCACGTCTCGGTGTGTTTGAACTCCCCAAGCTTTCGACCGACGCAAACGCGGTCGGCGAAAAGCTCAATTGGGACGCGGTCAACAAGTACTTGAAAGAAGCCACCTCGACTTTGGACGGCGTGGCTACCGTGGTTGAAGCGGCTGGCGCGTCGACCACCGTGGTCAAGTGCGTTTTGACCCCAGTTTGATTGGGGGCTGAAAATTGGATTTCGCCAAGTTGACCTCGTCTATGCACGAGGCATTCAAGAAAACTTTTGGCGAGGTTTGCGAATACGAGCCCCTCTCGGGGGGCTCGTTTTCTATTTCGGGCATATTCAACGACCGCCACGTGTTCGTCGACCCGAACACCGAGCAAGTAGTTTCTACAATTCAGCCGACCTTGGGCGTCAAGCTTGCGGACATGCCCGCCGCACCCGTCAAAGGCGACAAGGTCACCCTGCGCAATGTCCAATACGTCGTGAGAGATTCGCGCGAGGACGGCGAGGGCTGGCTACACCTTTTTATGTACGAGGTTTAACCCATGGCATCGCGTAGAATGGCAATCAGAAACGCGATGCAGGCGGCGCTCAAGGGCACGACCTTGGCCGGGCAAAATGTTTTTTCCAACCTTTCAAGCACCTCGTGGCGCGAGCAATTTCCATGCATCGTGATTTACACACAAAGCGAGTCAATCGAGCAATCGAACACGGCCCCGCCCGAGTTCATTAAGACGCTGCAAATCGCGGTGCAGGTTTTGGCCGAGGGTTCAGAGGACCCGAACTCGGGCGTGTACGCCGAGGACATCGTGGACACGATAGCCGACCAAGTCGAAACTGAACTCAACCGCGATAGTCGGTTGGGCGATTTCACGACCCCGACCGGAAAGGTCGAGGCGTTGCTTGATTCGCTCACGTTGACCGGCATGGATTTTCAGTTTGAGGGCGAGGGTGCGAAACCCGTGGCCTCGGCGCGGCTGGAATATGAGGCCGTATATCACGAGTTCAGGCCAGGCTCACTTGAGGAGCAGCCGGGCGTCGGCGACTTCAAGACAATCAACGCGAAATGGAAAGTCGGACACAACAACTCGGCCCCCGACAACGTGGTTGAAGCCGAGGACACGGTTACGATTCCTGATTGACGGGATTGCGTGCGCCGTTCAGAGTATAAACATGGCCGAATTTATGTCGATCAAGCTAGCCGACGGTCGGCGGGTGAAAGACCCGTACACGTCGCACGTTTTGACGCCTGGGAAAATTTACAAAGTGGGAGTGGGCCAATTTTGGCTGCGTCGGATTGAGTCGGGCGACGTGGTTTTGGCCGACGCACCCGCAGCCCCGATTGCGCACGAGCCCGCGCCGAAAAAATCCAAAAAAGAAAAGCTAGGAGACTAACGCAATGGCAATTTCGTTTAATCTGATTTCCCAAGGCATCTTGACGCCCGGCGTGTTTGTCGAGTTCGACTCGTCCAAGGCGCAGCAAGGGCCGTCCGTTAAAAAGCGCACGGCGCTTTTGGTTGGCCAGCGTCTCGCAAGCGGCACGCACGCGGCTGGCGTGATTGAAAAAATCACCTCAAAAGACCAAGCCCGCGAATATTATGGCCCCGGCTCGATGCTCGCGGTTATGGCCGAGGCGTTCCTCAAGGCTAACAAGTTGACGGCGCTCTATGCGATCGCCGTGGACGATGCGGGCGCAGGCGTGAAAGCCACCGCTCAAATTTCCCTCACGGGCTCGTCGATCAAGGCCGGAACGCTGGCGTTTTTGATCGCTGGCCGGTCGTACAAGGTTGCGGTTGCCGAGGGTGACACGGGTACCACAATCACGACCGCGCTCGTGGCTGCGATCACTGCGGACGCCGACAAGCAAGTGACGGCTGCGGTTAACGGCGTCGACGCTTTCAAAACCGACTTGACCTATGTACACAAGGGGCTCGTTGGAAACGAAATCGACGTGCGGCTCGACCCTGATCAATCGCTGCCGACCAATCTCGTGGTGGCCATCACCGCTTTCGCAAGCGGCACGACCAACCCGACGCTCACCTCGGTGATCACGGCCATGGGCGAAACTCAGTTTGACGATATCGCGCTACCGTACACCGACAACACGAGCTTGAACCTTTTCCAGACCGAGCTTGTTGACCGTTGGGGTCCGATGCGCCAGAACGACGGGCATCTTTACGGCGCGAAACGCGCGAGCGTTTCCAACCTTTCGATTTTCGCCGACGCTCGAAACAACGAACACGAAAGTTTCGTGCAGTGCATCGGCCCGAGCGGCCCGCACGAGTACGCCGCAAACCTTTGCGCGGTTGTGGCGCGCGAGGCGCAAACCGACCCGGCCCGTCCGATTCAGGGCGTGGCGCTTGTGTCGGTTAAGTCGCCGCTTGAGAGTGAGCTACTCACTCAGGGCGAGGCCAACCAGCTTTTGGGCGATGGGCTCACGACCGTAAAAATGATTTCGGGCGTTGTGTACCTTGAGCGTGTTCGGACGACCCGCAAGAAAAACAATTTCAACGCGGACGATTCGAGCTTGGCGGACATCGAGCCGAAAATGACTCTCTCGTACATCCGTTACGATTTTAGAAACCGTTTCACGCTGAAATTTTCGCGCTCGAAGTTGGCGAACGACGGCACGGCGTTTGGACCTGGCCAGCAAATTATCACTCCGAAATTGGCCAAGGCCGAAATCACTTCGATGTTTCGGGATTGGGAGGAAATCGGGCTTGTTGAGGGTGCGTCTCAGTTCAAGCGCGACTTGCTCGTGGAACGGAACGCGTCGGACCCGAACCGGCTCGACATCCAACTCCCTCCTGACCTAATAAACCAGTTGCGCGTTAGCGCCGCCCAGATAGCGTTTCTACTCTAAAAAGGAAAAAGGAAAAACATGGCAAATCGTCGCGTTGGTGGCGTTCTACTCTTCAAGCTCGACGGCCAAGTTTACTTGGCCAAGGGCAATTTCGAATACGATATCGGCGCGCCGAAACGCGACGCCGTGGTGGGCGCGGATAGCGTCCACGGGTTCAAGGAAATGCCCAAGGTACCTTTCATTTCGGGCGCAATCACCGACACCGATGAAACGGACCTTGAGGCGCTCCTCAATTTCCGCGACGGCACGGCGACCCTTGAGCTTGCGAATGGCAAGGTGATTGTGATTCGTGAGGCGTATTATGCCGGTGACGGCAACGTGAGTACAGAAGAGGGCGAGATTCCGCTGCGCATCGAGGGCATTCGAGGCGAGGAAGTTAGTTAAGTTTCGGCCTGAAAATTAAAACCCGAAGGAGTCGGACGTGACCAAGATTGTTTTGCCTGCGAAAAAATTAAACGCCAACGGTTCGGTGACCGTGATGCTTGCCTCTCCAATTCAGTTTGGAGAGGAAACCATCACTGAGCTAACGCTCAAAACGCCGAAAGTTAAACATATCAAAAAGCTCAAACTGAAAGACGTTTCGGGCGAGGACATGGTTGCACTCATCGCGGCGGTTTCGGGCAAGTTCGAGCGCGAAATTGACGAGATGAGCGTAGCCGATTTCACTTTTTGCGCGGAGGTTTTGGGGGATTTTTTGGACAATACGGCGACGGCTGGCTAGACGCCCTGGCCGCGTTGGCCGGGTCGTTTCACTTTCAACCGTCGGAGCTTGACGAGATGAGCGCCGAGGATTTGAGTTTCTGGCTAGCGCGCTCGAAAACGTGGACGACTTGGGTTTCAAAGGGGGCGGGCGGTGGCTAAAGAGTTACCAGTCAATTTTAACTTCAAGGCTTTTGAAACCGTTTCGGCCACCGTCGACAAAATCAACG